GGGTGCATCATCGTGCGGTCTATAACGCGCTAAAGACCGGCACGCGCGTCCTGCTCAATGAGCTGGGCCGGGCGGAGGCGGCGTCGCGCGCCATCGGCGTGCGCAGCGGCGAGTCCCTGCGCCAGTACCAGGATGCGGGCCGCGACGTGTTCGCGCCCGCCGACATCATCGCCGATCTGGAGGCGTTCGCCGACTTTCCCCACATCACCGCCGCGCTGGCCAGCGCCAATGGCTATCTGATCATTCCGGGACCGGAGCGCCTGGCCGCCGGCGGCACCGCGTCGCTGGCGCTGGCCGAGGCCGGCGAGGCGGTGACCCGGATCGCCACGGTCTATGCCGATGGCGCTTGTAATCATCTGGAAGCCGGTCCGGCGCGCCGCCAGCTTGCCGAGACGATCTATGCGCTTTTGAGCCTTGATGCCGAGATCGCGGCGCAGCACCCGGATAGCGGTCCGCCGCTGGGCGGTGGGTCATGAGCGCTTTGTCCGGTCACCCGCGCCCGCCTGCCTGGGAGCGTGTCGCCTATGAGGCGGAGCGTGCGCTGAATTCCGATGACGGTCGCGGCGCGGTTCTCGCCCGGCCCGTCATGCAGCGCGCCATGGCGCGGGCCGGGGCCGAGGGGCTGGCCGACGCCAGCCCGGACCCGGCGCTCTATCGCTTGTTTATGGATGCCTGCTCGCGCTGGGCCGAGATCGTGGACCCGGTCCGGCGCGCGCGCTGGGACGGTCCGGCGCACGCGCTTGTGCGCGAGGTTCAGGGCCTCGCCGCCGAACCGGTGCGGGTGCGGCGCATGCTGGATCACGAGCGCAAACTCGCGCGCGCGGGCCTGCCGCCAGGGGATCGGTGATGAACGAGTTCTTTCTTGTCCGTCCTCGCGTCCGCTCGGTCGGTCCGCGCATCAGGCGCGGGCGGGCGGTCGCCCTTGCGGCGCTTCGCGCCGGGGCGGCGCAACTCCTGTCAAGCTGGCTCGCCCGTCGATCTGCGCCGGCGAGCAAAGCGACGCCGCAAGGCCGACCGGCCGCCGGCCCTGGTGGGCCGCCCGACGCCCCGGACGGGGCGGAGGACAGAAAATCATGAGCGATGAGTTTCGCATGTCGCGGCGCGCGCGTCGGGCCAAACACGCGCGGCGCTGGCTGGGTTTTGTGCTGGCCGCCACGATTCCCGCTCTTGTTTTTGCTTTGGCCGGAAGGTTTTTTTCATGACGGGTTTGTTTGCAGCCGATCCCCATGGGCGGATCGATAACCGCGACCGGGCCGCGATGATCAAGCGCCGGGTGAGCGTTGTTGATGTGGCGCAGCGCCATGATGCGCAGCTGGTGCCCCTGACCAGAGGCTATGAGGCCGACTGCCCCCATTGCCGCACGGGCCGGGTGAAGATCAGCGCAGGCGCGGATCATTACCAGTGCGGATCCTGCTCCGGCGCGGGCGATGCCATCACTTTCGAGCGGGCCGTCACCGGCGCGGGATTCGCTGCGGCGTGCGACGCGCTGGATGCGGCGTATCCCGGCCAGTCCGCAACGCCGGACCTGTTCGGGTCCAGGTCGGCGAAGGCGAAGTCCTGATGGCGGTGGCGGGTCTGGCGGTGCGGTCCAGCATAAACCGGGTGGCGCTGTTTCTGGGGGCGCTGGCGTCGGCGGGCCTTGAGGACCGGTCGGCGGGCCGGGGGGATGTGGTCTCTGATTACTCCAGTGCCTGGGCGATGCTGGCCTGCCTGCCGGCGTCCTTGCGGCCCATGCGGCGGGGCTGCCCGTCGCCGCAGCAGATCTGGCGCGAAGAGGCCGAAGCGGCCGGCATCACGCTGGAGGCCATCAAGGGCAAGAGGCGCACAGCGCGCCTGGTGACCGCCCGCCATGAAGCCTGGCGACGCATGGTGGATGATCGCGGCATGACCCTGTCGGGCATCGGCCGGCTGACAGGGCACAACCACACCAGCGTGATGCACGGGGTCGAGCGCGCGCGCGAGCGCCGCGCCGGCTTTGATTACGAGCGATAGGAGGCTTGCCATGACCACCCCTGTTGAGGCGGCGGAGGCGCCGGTGACGCTGCGCGCGGCTTTGTTCTGCGCGGCGCTGGATGCAGCCTGTCAGGTGGAGGGCGCCGAGCTGGCCACCGCCCTCGGGCTGGGTGATGCCGCCCCGGCTGGCCATGCCGAACGCCGGGCGCGTGCGGCCTGCATTCTGGGCCTGTCAGAGCCGTCGGCGGCGCCACTGGCCCCTAAGCCGGACAACCGCGCCGCCATTGAAGCGGCGTTTGACCGGGCGCTGCCGGATCGGGCCGTGCCTGACCCTGCCGGGCGCGAGGCCCCGCCGCTGCGTGTCATTGCCGGGACGCGGCCCGCCCGCGCGCCGGTGCGCGTTCTGCAGGGCGATCCGGCACGGCAGGTTCCGCTGGCCCGCGCGCTGGGCGAGCGGCTGCGCGCGCGGGGATTCAGCCTGAGCGCACTGGCGGTGTGCGTGGCCGCCGAGCTTCACGTGGCCGCGTCGTCGTCCTGGTGGCGCCGCCCGCTGGGAGAAGCCTCATGACCATCCCCCAGGCTGACCGTGACGCCATGCTTGAGCTGCTAACGGCCAATCCCGGCGTCACGCTGATGGCGATCAAGGCGCGCACGGGGTGGTCGCTGGGCCGGTGTTCGCGCATCCGCGCAAGTGTCGCCGCCGAGGCCGGGCTGGCCATTAGCACCGGTGGATACAAGGGCGATCTGCGCAAGGCCGCAGAGCGTCTGCTGGCGGAGCGGCCAGACTTGAGCTCGGCGGCGCTGGGCCGCGTGCTGGGGTGCGATTCCATGAAAGCCTCGCAGCTGCGCCGCGACGCGATGCTGCGCCAGCGCATCAATGACGGCGAGCCGGTGAAGCTGAGCCATCAGGCGGTGGGCTTTACCGCCATGGTGGAGACCGCCCGCGATCGCGCCCGCAAGCTGGTGGACACCGGAACGCCGCTGGATACGGCGCTGCGTCAGGTCAATGCCGAGTATCCCGAGGCGCGGCTGAACGCAGCGCAGATGGGGGTGGGGGTGTGACCGCTGTTCTTCTGCTTCGTGATCTGATGACGGCGCTGCATGGCGTGCGGTTTGATCTGGCTGATGAGGTTCGCGCCCATGGCGAGATCGAAGAGCAGCTGAGCGGCCTGTCCGGGGTGACGGTGGCGCGCGAGGTCTGGATCGGGCCGGACTCGCGCATCGATCTGACGGCCACGCGCGGCATCACTGTGGGCATTGAGGTCAAGCGCCGCTGCGCACCGGGGAAGATCCGCGATCAGCTGGACCGCTATGCCGCCTGCGACGGGGTCGCGGGGCTGCTTTTGCTGTCCTCCACGGCGGTGTCCCTGCCGGAGACGATGCACGGCAAGCCGGTCCGGGCGTTCAGCCTGGGGCGGGCGTTTTTGTGATGGGTGGGATGATGTGCTCACTCTCCTATGGCCGTCTGACGCGCGAGGGTGCGGGCTGGGTGCTGTATGACGCACCGCCCCATGTGGCGATCAAGCTGAAGGGCGTGTTCGGCCATATCGCCAAGGCGAGCCGGGGGCCGTTCACGTTTGGCGCTGATGCCGAGACCTGTGCGGATCTGGAGTGGTTCCGCAGCCGGTATCCGTTCCAGATGAGTGTTGCCGAGGAGGCCGCGCTGATCGCCGGTCGCCGTGAAATGGAAGCGCGCCGCGCGGAAGCCGGGCGCATCCTTGCGCCGGGCTGGGCGCCGCCGCCGGTGTCTGGCCTTCAGCCCGGCGAAGCGTTGCGCCCGATTCAGGCGCAGGCGGTGGAGATCCTGCAGCGCTATGACGGGCTGCTGATTGCCGACAGCGTGGGGGCCGGCAAGACCTTCACCAGCTGCGGCGCTTTCCTGCGCGAGGGCAATCTGCCGGCGATCGTGGTGGCCCCGCCACATCTGGCCACGCAGTGGTGCAAGGTCATTCATCGCTTCACTACGCTGAAGGCTGTGCAGATCACCAGGACGCAAGCGGCCGATCTGCCGCCGGCGGATGTCTATGTGTTCCGGTATACCAATATCCACGGCTGGATCGACGTGCTTGAGGCGCTGTCCAAGACTGACGCAGGCCTGGGCCTTGTGGTGTTTGACGAGGTGAGCGAGCTGCGCCACGGGGCGGGCGCCGATCATGGCCATCTGGGCGACGGCACGCGCAAGGGTGAAGCGTGCCTGACGCTGGCGCGCATGGCGCGCCGGGTTGCCGGTCTGGACGCCACGCCGCTGTATAATTGGGGCGTCGAGATCTGGACCATCATGGACTATCTGCGGCCCGGCCTTCTGGGGACTCGCGGCGAGTTTGTGCGCGAGTGGTGCAATGAGTATGGCCGCCTGACCGATCCGGTGGCGCTGGGGACCTATCTACAGGACCGCTTTGCGCTGGTGCGGCGCATGGGCGAGGGCGTGCCGGTGAAGACCTCCATCGTGCCGGTGGAGCACGATCCCGGCCCCATAGACGCCATCGCGGCCAAGCTGGACGCGCTGGCGATTACGGCGGCGTCCGGCAGCTATTACGAGCGCGGCGAGGCGGTGCGCGAGATGGATTTGCGCCTGCGCCAGGCCACGGGCCTTGCCAAGGCACGCTATGTGGCGCGGCTGGCCGAAATGATCCTGGAGGGTGGCCGCAAGGTGCTCATGGCGGGCTGGCATCGCGGCGTTTACGAGATCTGGAACGAAGAGCTTGCCCGGTTCAATCCGGTGATGTTCACAGGCTCGGAGACTGCCGCGCAGAAGCAGCGGGCGCTGGACGCGTTCATCAACGGCGACAGCCATGTCTGCTTCATGAGCCTGCGCAGCGGCAAGGGCGTGGACGGCCTGCAGGCGGCTTGCGCCACCGCGATCATCGGCGAGTATGACTGGTCGCCATCGACCCAGCATCAGTTTGTCGGGCGGCTTGCCCGCGAAGGCCAGCTGGAAGCGTTTGTGGACGCGATCTATCCCACCGCCAGCGATGGCAGTGACCCGCCCATGATCGAGAAGCTGGGCCTGAAGGCCAGCGAACACGCCTCCATCCTTGATCTGGACGCCAGCGTGGTGGCCGACCGTGAGCTGGATACAGGCTCGCGCATGGCCGAGCTGGCGCGCGCCTGGCGCGAGCGGAGGGCATCATGACCCGCCCGCCTGACGCCTTCCCTGTGCCTGCCCACATCCGGTTTCAGCCGGGCGGGGGGAGCTTTGAGTTTGAGCTGGTGCGCAACACGCTGGGCGAGGCGTGGATGCAGTATCTGGTGGCCGGGCTGTCGGCCATTGATGGCGAACTGCGCGCGCGGGGCATCGATCCCGATGGGCCCATTGTGTTTGTGGGCGAAGCGCAGCGCCTGACCCTTGAGGCCCGCCACGCGCACGCCCTGAGCCAGAGCCCCACCACAAGCGCCCGTCTACGGGCCGCCTACTGCACCTGGTTCAACACACTCCGCGCCCGCTATCGCGGCGAGGAGATCGCCCCGGCAGCGCAGCTGCCGCAAGGGCCACCGCCCGCCCGCGCGATCGCGGAACCGACCGAGCGGACGCGAGGGAGGACAGGTAAAGATGCCTAAACGCTCCAACTTCCCCCGCCGCGCCCAGGACGCCTATTTCACGCCCGTGGAGCCGGTTCATGAGCTGGCCCGTCATGTGCCGCGCGGGGCGAGCTTCATCGAGCCGTGCGCGGGCGACGGGCGGCTGGTGCGCCATCTGGAGGCGGTGTGCGGCCTGATCTGTGTGGCGGCGTTCGACCTTTGCCCGGCCGGGCCGGGCGTGGCGCAGGGCGATGCGTTGACCGTCGACCTGCCGGAGGCTGATTACATCATCACCAACCCGCCCTGGACCCGCGCGCTGATGCATCCGCTGATCACGCGCTTTGCGGCCCATGCGCCCACCTGGCTGCTGTTTGACAGCGGCTGGTGGCAGACCCGGCAGGCCGTGCCGTCCGAGCCGATCCTGCGCACCGTTCAGGGCGTCGGGCGGGTGAGCTGGATGGAGAACGGGCAAAGCGGCATGGACGACGCCGCGTGGCATTTGTTCGACGCGCGCGGACCGGGCTCGGCGGGATTTCAGGCGCATATGCCGAGGGGGCGGGGATGAGTATTCAGGCACTCGCGGCGGTCATTGAGAGCCAGCTCTATGCAGGGGCGACCTATGGCATCCTTCTGTCGCTGGCCAACCATGCGGACACGCAGGGCTATGTTTATGTCGGCTATGGCCGCATGGCCGAAGAGGCGCGCTCCGCTGAGCGCCACGTAAAGCGCGTGATGAAGGCCATCTGCGTGGATGTCATGCGCGATGCGGAGCGCTACCCCGATGAGGCGGCCCATGAAGCGGCGCTGAGCGCTGCGCCGGTGTGGCGTCTGTCGGAGCAGGGCGGACCGCGCGGCACAAACGAGTATCAGATCAACATGGACCTGTTCAAAGCCGCCCGTGACGCGGTGGAGCAGGCCCGCCGTGACCGCCGTGCCGGCCGCCCGAAAAAGGGGGTGACATCTGGTGCAGCGCCCCCGGAAATAGGGGTGACATCTGGTGCATTCCGGCCTCTGGAAATGGGGGTGACATTTGAAATGGGGGTGACATCTGGTGCACGGGGGGGTGACATCTGGAGTCACCCCAGGGGTGACATCAGGAGTCACCCGAACCGTCCTTCCGAAGGAACCGAGTCACGCGCGAGCGAAGGTGCGCTCTGCGGGCGCGACCTCGAAGCGCAGGGTGCGACCCCCGCTGCCTCTGCGCCCGGCTGTGATGCTGATGGCTCGGCGACGGGGTGTGAGGGCGAGGGCGGTGCGCACCCCGCGGACCGGTGGCGCGAGGCGCGGCGTGCGGCGCGAAGCCGGTTCGGGGATATCGGCTATAGCAGCGAGATCAGCCGGCTGAGCGCCGAAGGGGCGGTGGTGATCGCCGCCAGCCGGTTCGATGTGGCCGCCATCGCGCGGCGCTATGGGCCGTTTTTCAAGCAGTACGGGTTTGTAAGCGTCCGGGGCCCCGGCTCCGGCGACGAGGAGGTGCGTCTATGAGCGCGAAAGACCAGGCGAGCCGTGAGGCGCAAGCGCGGGCAGACGAGGCCACGGCGCGGGTGCAGGCCAGGCGCGAAGCCGAGACCCGTGGGCTGGACCCTGAAGTGCACGCGCGCTGGGCCATGGCGCTGGAGCGCATGGACGCGGAAGGGGAGAGGGAGGGCGGCGATGTGCAGGCCACTCCGGCGAAGGCCGCGTGTGGGACGGGCCGTGAAGGCTCGGCGGGGGATGGGCAGGCGCTGCGCGAGGGGAGGCTGGCGGCGGCACAGGCGCGCAAGGCGGGCCGGGAGGCCTCGGCGCAGGACCCTGTGCGCCGGGCCGAGCGGGCCATGGCGCAGGACCGCATCAAGGCGCTCAAGGAAGTCTCGCGCCAGATGGGGCGGCGAGTGGATACCCTCGAATTTGATCCGCTGAACGCCATGGCGCGCGGCGTGATCACCGAGGGCAAGCATCTGCGCGCGCTGTCTCCGACGCCTCAGCTGGGCCTTCTCTCGGTGCCGCACCGCAATCGCGGGGCGCTGATCAGCCCGCGCCAGCTCGCGGCGTTCAGCGTGTTCCATGGCGAGTGGCTGGGCAGTCAGGTGGGCGTGGGTGCCGTGGATCTGGCGCGCATTCGGGTGGATGGCGGCGGCGTGGGTGATGCCACGTGGCGGCTGGCGCGGGCGGCTGATTCGCTGGCGGCGTTCCGGCGCTTGCGGGCGGCGGTGGGTGATGTCTCGCGGCTGCAGCTGGTGGACCATGTGGTGCTGTTTGACCAGGGGCTGGAGAGCTTCAACTGCGCAGTGATCGAGCGGGTGAAGGACCGCAAGATGCAAGCGGGGATGCGGCTCTCCATGCTGCTCGCGGCAGCCGACAGCATGGCGCGTCAACTCTGGGGCTGATTACGACTTGACGGCAAAGGACGTTTGGAAGTACCCCTTGAACCCATGAGGCGAAGGTGCGCCTCCGGAACGCCCGGCCGCGAACAGCGCGCCGGGCGCTTTCATGTCCGGGACACGCAAGACGTTGATCCGCCTACGCTTTCAGGGTTCGGCGCAACGCGGTAGAGCAAGCCCACGGGTCCTCCTGGGCCCTTTCACCGTATACGGGACGTCTAAGCGCTTTGTTTTTCTAGACACACAGGTTTTTGAAATGGTTGACGGTTTACGGGGCGGCTAGTTGACGCCTCGCGCCGATGTGCGCCCGTCGCCCAGGCGGAGGAGGCGCGATCAATGTCCGACACGCCACTCCGCGACCAGGTGCTGCAGACCTCCGCTGGCGAGACCGAGCCCGCGTTCGTGCCGTATGCCGGGACCTACGCCAGCATGCGCGGCACCAGCCGCCAGACCGGCAAGAACTGGAACGACGCGGGCCTGATCGTCTGGGTGGCTGACGACGCCAAGCCCGGCAAGCAGCTCGTGGACGTGGCCGCCACCGACCGCCGCCGCGCCGACCAGCAGAACCCGCTGAAGCGCCACGCCCCTGCGCCCGGCTCCGACACACCGCAAGCGCCGCCCGCCCCGCAGCCCGCGGCCCCCGCCGCATCCGACGACGATCTGTTCACCGAATCCCCGGCGCGGCGACCCCTCGTGCAGCGCGACGGGGATGCCGGCGGAGGCTCTGCGGACGCCTCTGCCGGCGCGCCTTCAGCCCTGCAGGACACCCAGCAGGCCCGCGCCAGCGCCCTGAAGCTGGACCGCGAGTGGATGCAGGTCCGCCGCACCGAGCTGAAGCTGCGCGAAGACATGGGCGAGCTCGTGCGCAAGACAGACTCCGAGCGCATCGTCTTCGACGCGCTGCGCCGGGTCCGCGACACCATGCGCCGCGTCGCCATGGATGCCTGCGAGGCGGCCAATCCCGAGGCGCCGCACATTGCGCGCACGGCGATTGAGGCGGAGATCGACAAGAAGCTGGCCCGCGCCGCCGTAGAGATCGAGCTGGCCTTGCGCGGCGAGGTCGCCCCGGAGGGCTTTGAGGCCGACGACGAACCGGAGGAGCCTGCCGAGGTCCCGGCCGGCGCAGACCCAGAGCTGGTGTCCTGATGGACGGCAGCCAGATCAACGACCACAACCTTGCGCCCTGGCCCGAGATGGACGCCCGGCTTGACCGCGCCGCCCTGGGCGTCGCCGCGAAGGCGCGCCAGGCGCTGGAGCCGGACCCGCCCTTTGACCTGTACCAGTGGACGTGCGCGCACCGCGTCTTCGACGACGCCTCCGCCGAACCCGGCCCGTTTGATCCGGACGTCGCGCCGTACCTGAATGACGTACTGCGCCTGATGTCGCCGGTGAGCGGCATCGAGGAGCACAGCCTGATCAAGTGCGCTCAGTCGGGCGGCTCGGTGGTGCTGGAGAGCTTCATGGCGGCGGTGCCGCTCTACGTGCCCGGCCCGGCCATGCTGGTCCACCCCACGGTCAAGGCGTTCAAGGACTGGGCCGAGGAGAAGTGGTGGCCCATGGTTCAGGCCACCAAGGTGCTGGACCCCGATCGCGGCGGCGCGGTCATGGACCGCAACGACAAGAAGACCGGCGGCTCCACCAGCGACCGCATCCGTTTCATCAACGGCGCGTGGATTGCCGGCGCGGGCGCCAACTCCGCCGCGACCCTGCGCCAGAAGTCGATCCGCTATATGGGCGCCGACGATCTCGACGGCTTCACCGAGGACGCCGACAATGAGGGCGATCCGGAGAAGCTCGCCCATCAGCGCACCAAGACGTACCGACGCAAGGCAATGGCGATCACGGTCCGGGTCTCCACGCCGCTGCTTGAGGGCGGCAGCCGGATCAAGCGCCACTATGACCGCAGCACGAAGAACCGCTTCTATCACGGCTGCCTCGACTGCGGTGCAGCGACCGATTTTGACTGGGAGGACGTGGAGAAGGCCGAGCACGCGCCCTTCAAATGCCATGTGGTCTGCCCGTCCTGCGGCTCTGTCCACACCCACGGGCAGAAGCGCGAGATGCAGCGGCGCGGCGTGTGGATCCCCACCGCCCATGTGCCGGGCCAGTCTGAAGATGACGTCCCGCCCAAAACCATAGAGCCGGACGATATCGCGCGCTGGCGCGATCGCGACATGGGGCCGCTGGCCCGGCATCAGGGCTGGTGGATCACCGGCTTCATGAACTTCGCCGAGACCTGGAATTCCATCGCCCAGCAGGAATCGGAGCTGGGCGACGACCCGAAAGCCCGCCAGGTCTTCGATAACACGGTACTGGGCCGCACCCACAAGCTGGAGACCAAGACCCCGGACTGGGATGCGCTCAGCGCGCGCCGCTCCATGGACTTCGACAAGGGCGAGGGGGTCACCGGCCCGCTGGTGTTTGTGCTCTCGGCTGACGTGCAGAGCTACGGCATCTACTGGCTCATCAAGGGCTATGACCGCGAAGAGCGGATGTTCTATCTCGACTGGGGCTTGATCCCCGGCGACACCGCCGATTCCCATCCGCCCGCCGATGCGGCGGCGCGGGCTGAATGGCGCAGCGCCTGGAAGGGCTTCACCGAAGTCTTCGAGCGCGGCGCACCGCTGCCCGGCGGCGCCCGCTTCGCGTTCGACGCGGTGATGATCGACGCCAAGTACAACACCACGGCGGTCAAGGACTGGGTGCGCCGCCGCCCGCATTGCCACGCCATCAACGGCGATCCGGGCTGGAACCGGGATGTCATCTGGCGCGCCGAACAGACCGACCTGAAGCGCTCGGGCAAGCGCTCGCGCTTCGGCGTGCAGATCTGGCATATCGGCACCTGGAGCGTGAAGCGGATCCTCACGACCCGCTATGCGCGCACGGCCACTGGCGATGGCTTTACCGAGTTCGGCCCGCCCACGGGCTATTGCTGGCTGCCGCGCGGCGCGGACGAGCCCTTCCTGCGCCAGCTCACGTCTGAATATGTGCAGACGACGATCCGCAAGACTGATGGCCGCAAGGTCCAGCAATGGAATGTGAAGACCGGCGAAGAGAACCACCTCTTCGACTGCGACGTCTACAATTTCGCAGGCTTTCACCTGATCGGCGCCCGCGCCGGAAGCCGGGGCAGCTGGAGCGATGAAGACTGGCAAGACCGCACCGCCCTGGTCGCCCGCACAATAGACCAGGACGGCACGGCCCAGTCCGACCTGTTCGACGCCCGCGCTGGCCTGGCGCGCAAAATCACGGGCGAGACGCCCGCCGAACGCCGTTCGGCAGACGGAACCGCGCCGCTCACCGCCCTGCAGCGGCTCGGGCGGTTGAATAAGGGTTAGAGTTTGCTGAGCGTCCTCGCATGGTAGCGCGCCGCACAATCAGATGGCGGCGTTTGACCGGGGAGCTTCAGCCGATGCAGGCGGCGAATGGTCCGCCAAGCCTGGGGCTCGCCCCTAGCCGCCTGCATCAGGATTAGCTTCGGCTATTGCCGTTTGACTTCATCAGTGGTGTCGCGCTGGTCTCCGGCGACGCCAACGACGGCCCCGCAGCTTCGGCAGCTGAATAGCACATAGCGTCCGCCATTCGCGCTGAAGGTCCGAGACGCAGGATTGATTATCGGTTGGTCGCATTTCGGGCAGGTCGCCATCCGGATCTCCATCGGTTGCAAACTTACAGCGTGAAGGGAGTCGCCCATGGCGCGAAGCATTTCCGAGATCGAAGCCGACATGGCGGAGACCCGCAAAGCCTATACCGCCCTGCTGCGCGGCACGCGGCCCCAGTCCATGGAACATGGCGAGCGCAAGATCAGCTTCGGCTTCAACTTCGCCGCCACCCGCGACGCTTTGCTGGCCGAGATGGCCGCCCTCAAAGCCGAGCTCGCCCGCCTTCAGGGCCGCCCGTCGCCCCGCCGTCCGCTAGGAGTGTAGCCCATGGCCAAAGCCACCACCCGCAACCGCGTCCGCAAGCGGGCCGCGAAAGCCAGCGAGGGCCGGCCTGCGCCCGTCTCGGAGAGCCTGCTGCGCACGCGCCGGCCCCGCACGGCCCATGCGGCGGCTGATCCGTTCGATACGCAGTTCGCGGGCAATTTCGCGTCGCGCGGCTCAGCGGACGCTGACTGGCTGCACACCCGCATGGAGGCCGTGGCGCGCACGCGTGACGTCATCAATAACGAGCCCTTCGCGGCGTCCATGGTGGAGCAGAAACTCTCCCTTATGGTGGGCGAGGGCTGGCGCTTTGAAAGCGCGCCCGACGCCGCCGCCTTTGGGCTCGATCCCACCAGCGAAGCCTACGAGGCGCTGTCTACGTCCGTCGAGCTGGCCTGGTCGGTCTTTGCCGATGATCCGCTCTTCCGCAATGACTGGGAGGAAAAGCTCCCTCTTGATATCCAGATTGATCTCCTGTCGCGAAACTATATCGCCGCCGAGGGCGAAGGCCTCGGCCTGGTGCTTTATGATCCAAACTCTGACGCCGCCTTCGGCACGCGCTTGCAGGTCACCGATCCCGACCGCCTCGCTCAGCCGGCTGGCTGGACCGAAGGCTCCAGCGGCGAGATCGAGATCGAATCCGCAGACGGCGAGAGCTGGACCGCCGTGGTCGCCGATGTGCGCGGCGGTGTCGCCACCGATGATCGCGGGCGCCTGGTCGCCTATCACATTCTGGATGGCCACCCCCAGGACGTGGGGTTTCGCGGCGCGCTGAACCGCTTTAGCGGCCGCTGGTATCCGGCCCGCGCGCCGGGCTTTCCCACCGATACGCGGCCCTGTGTCCTGCATCTCATGCGCCCGAAACGCGCCGGCCAGACGCGCGGCATCTCGCAGTTCGCCTCTGCGCTTGGAACCATTCAGGCCTTCCGCGATATGAGCGAGGCCGAGCGCCGCTCGCGCATCACCAACGCCCTGATCGTCGCGCAATACACAAGCGCCATGAGCGATCCCGAAGCCCTCGCCGAGATCCTCGGCGCCGAGAACGCCAGAGGTCTGGTGGACGCGCGCGTGAGTTATTACGAGGAAAACGGCGTCGATAGCGTCGCTGGCAGCCGCGTGATCCAGCCCTTCCCCGGCGACAAGCTGGAGTGGAATTCAGAGATGCGCAGCGCCAATGAATGGGTGGACACCATGTCCTTCCTGGCGCTGCAGGGCGGCGCGCCCATCGGGCTCGGCTACGCCATGGCCACGCGGGACTTTTCGCGCACCACGTTCAGCAGCGCCCGCACCGAGATCAATGACGCCTTCCGCGGCATCAAGCGTGAGCGCGCCAGCCTGAAGCATTTCGTCATGCGCAAGCTGATGCTGGCGCGCCTGCAGGAAGCCTTTGAGGAGGGTGAGCTGGCCCTGCCCGAGGGCGCCCCGTCCATCTGGACCCATCCCGGCGCCTACATTGCCGGCGAGTGGATCGGGCCGGCCCGCGAGTATGTGGATCCCGTCAAGGAAGCCATGGGCGACCGGATGGAGATCGAGAATATGAGCGCGGCGCCGTCCGACATTGCGGCACGGCGCGGTCAAAGCTTTGACCGGGTCCTGTCCCGCACCGTGCGCGACAACCGCAAGATGGCCCGCGCCGGTGTCGCCCTTGGCGATATCTCGAAAATGGGCGCCGGCGCAGTCGCCGACGCCGCCCAGGACGAAGATGAGGCGGCTCCGCCGCCGCGCGGACGCGAGGCCCGCCGCTAGGCGCTCTCCGGCTGGCTCCGCCAGCCGCAAGGCCGACCGGCCGCCCGCGCTATGCGCGGAAGCGCCCAAGCGGACGCGAGAAAGGACAGGACAAAATGCCCAGATCCATGCGCCTGCCGAGCGGGCCGCAGCGCCTTGCTCTGGCTGTTGGCCACGACTCGCTTCTGCTCAGCCCTGATTTTACGCCCCGCGCCCGTCATGCCGATGCCGAGTTCGAGCCACACCTCGGCGAACGCCTGGCCGGCCTGTCGCGCGGCGTCGCAGACCGCTGGGCGGCGGCGGTGTCTGGCGAGCCGCATGCCGCTGAGAGAGATAGCTGGGCGCCCGAGATTCCCGAATGGGCCGAGTCCGGTGAGCGCACCGCCCACGGCTATACGCTGGTGGAGAATGTCGCCCTGATCGAGGTCGAGGGCCTGCTCATGGCACGCGGGTTCCAGGGCTACTGGTCGGGCTGCTACTGGCCCGGCTATCGCGACTATGTCGCCGCGCTCAAAGCCGCCAATGAAGACGAGCGCGTGGACGCGGTGCTCATGCGCTTTGACACGCCGGGCGGCTATGTCACGGGCTGCGCTGAAGCGGCTCAGGCGATCCGTGCCCTGCGCGCCGAAAATGGCGGCAAGCCGATCATCGGCCATGCCTCCGAGCTGTGCGCATCGGCAGGCATGAAGTTGGCCGCCCAGTGTGACGCCTTCTATGCCGGCGACGGCGCGGTGATCGGCAGCGTCGGCGTGCGCATCGGCTTCTTCGATCTCGAAGGGGCGCTCGAGCGATGGGGGGAGCGCTCTCATCTCTACAAATCCGGGCGCCTGAAGGACATGGGCTCGATGCTGCGCGCGCCCACCGATGAAGAGGCCGGGATCTACCAGGCCGAAGTCGATCATCTCGCCGATCGCTTCTACGTCGAGCTGGCCGCTGGCCGGGGCCTGGACCTGAACGCCCTGCGCGAGAGCCGGGGCTGGGAAGCGCGCACCTTTACCGCAGGCGACCCGCCGCCGCCCGCCGATTTGGACCCGCTCGCCGTGGATCTGATCGACGCGGTGATGACCGAAGAGTCCGCCTTTCAGATCGCGCAGTCCCTTGGCGCGCCCCCATCCCTTTCCGCTCCTAGCGCCGTGGCCAGCCGCGCGGTGAGACAGCGGGATTCAGACGCGGCTGTATCGAAAGTGGAGACCCCCATGTCTTTGATTGCGAAAGCGGCCGCGCTGAAGGCGCGCGCCAAAAAGGGCGACGTGAAAGCCCAGGCCGAGCTTGATCGCCTGCTCGCCACGCTCGGCGCCAACGCCGAGTATCAGGATCCCGACGCCGAAGACGGCGAAGACGACGCCGAGGGCGAAGGCGAGGACGATGACGCCGACGCCATGGACGACGACGCTGAAGGCGAGGGCGAAGACGACGACGCCAACGCCGAAGACGGTGACGACGACGAAGCCGGCGCTGAAGATGACGATGAGGATGACGACGCCGAAGCGGTGCTCGCCCACCCTTCGGCCAAGGGCCGCGAGGCGCTGGCCGGTCAGCTGTCTGTCCAGGTCGCCAGGGGCAAGCTCACCAAAGCTCAAGCCATCGGCATGCTCAAATCCGCGCCCAAGGGCTCCAGCTTCCGCAACACGGCGGGCGCGAACACCCCGTCCGGCGTGCGCCAGGCCGGGGCTGGATCGGGCAAAGGCAAGGGCAAAACCACCGAGGCTGATGCGCTGCTGTCCAGGGCGCACAAAAGCCTTGGAACCTTCACCGACTAGCGTCTCGTCCGGTCGCATTTCCCAACCGCGAAGCCGGATCCCGGTTTCGCGGGCAATGCTCTAGCTGGCGCGCCTGCGCTGGTTCGGCCCTCGCGGGGGCGGCCATGAAAGCCCCCGCATCTACCACCACGGAAGGAAGAGATCATGTCTCTTATGGTGTCCACCGGGGCTGAGCCGAAAGCCCCGTCCGATCTCGTCAAGTACGAGGCCCATCAATCCTATACCCGCGCGCACGGCATCTATCTGGCCGGCGACGGCGCGGTGGTCGATATCGAGCTTGGCACGGTGCTTGGCCGCGCCGGCCGTTTCGCCATCGCCGCTGCTGCGCCGGTGGGCGCCGGAAACGGGTCCGCTGGTTCGGTGGTCCTGCTCGCCGGTGCGCAGGTCGGCGTCTATGACGTCGAGTTCCTGACCGCCACCACGTTTGCGGTCTATGACCCCAAGGGCGCCCGTCTGGCTGATGGGGCGGTGGCCTCGGCCTATGCCAGCCAGATCGGGTTCACGGTCACCGCTGGCGGCACCGCGTTCGAGGCTGGCGATACCATCGCTGTCACGGTGACGGAATCCGCCGGCAAATATGTGCCGCTGGATCTGTCCGCCGTGGACGGCAGCCAGATCGTGGCGGCTGTCTCTCTGTCGGCGAAGACCATCCCCGATGGCGCCGATGGGTCCGGCCTTGTGCTGGTTAGAGGCCCCGCCACCGTGGTCCGCAATCATCTGGTCTATCCGGCCGGCGCGACCACAGCCCAGAAAGCTGCAATCGAGGCTGCCCTCGACGTCAGCGGTATCCGGGTCGAAGACGCCATCTAACGCGCGGCGGGCGCTTGCCCGCCGTGATCTCCAACCCTCACGGCGCCGGTGCGGCGCTTTGTTCAATCGGACCCGGCGCCGTCTCGCGACGCCGTAAGGGAGGCCATCATGGCTAAGTTCAATTTTCCGTTCACCGCTCGCGCGATGACCCAGGAGGTTCGCCTCCACCCCAAACGCTACGGGCTTGTGTCCGGGCTTAACATCATGCCGCTGGAGCCCATCGACTCCACCTTCGTGCAGATTACCGAGGACAATGGCACGCTGCGCGTGTTGGCGGCCAAGGAGCGCGGCGCGCCCGGCGCGAAGGAAGACCGCAAGCGCCAGAGCCTGAAAATCTTTCAGGTCCCGCACTTCCCGGAGGAGGATCAGATCCTCGTGTCCGACCTTCAGGACCGCACCATCGTGGTGGATGGTCAGGAGATCCGGGCCAACCTGCCCATGGAGCTGGCCAAGCGCCAGCGCTCCATCGCCCGCAAGCACGCGATCACCGCTGAATATGTCCGCATGCAGGCGCTGAAGGGCATCATCAAGGATGGCGACGGCGAGACGCTCTCCAACCTGTTCACGGATTTCGGCGTGGATCAGCAGACGATCTACTTTGATTTCTCGAACGCCACGGCGGCCTCGCTGCGCCTGGCCAACGAAGCCGTGCGAGCCCACATCGAGGACAATCTGCTGGGCGAGTCCGTCGATATGGTGGAGTGCCTGGTCTCGCCGGAATTCTTCAACGACCTGGTGGCCGGCGCCGGTATGGCGGCCCTCTGGGAAGGCCAGGACAAGCGCGAGTACCGCGAGCTGGAGCGGTACAAGATGGCGGGCGCGACGGGCCGGATGTTCAATCCGTTCGGCGACGTGCTCTATATCGAGTATCGCGGCTCGGCCCCGGTGAAGACCGGCACCGAGCGCTTCATCGCGTCGGGTGAGGGCCATGCCTACCCTGTGGGCACGACCGACACCTTCGCCACCTTCGCCGCGCCGGCTGACACGCTCACCGAGCTGAACAGCCTGCCGTCCATCCTCGATATGGATTTCGATGACGGCGCCGGGCGCTACGCTCTGCCGATCTTTATGTCCGCCGAGCCCCTGAAGCACGGCAAAGGCATGGAGCTCTGGTCGGAAAGCAATTTCCTGCCGATCTGCAAGCAGCCCAAGGTCCTGGTGAAACTCGCCTCGATCGCCGACCCGGGCTAAGGGAAAAAGTGCGCAGCCCCGGCCCGGTGGGCCGGGGCTCGCCGCATGTTTTTCTAGTGCTTCGGCCCGTCCGGGCCTCGCTTCCTCCCCCGGATCAAGTCCGGGGTCCGGGCGGCCCGGTTTACAATTTGGCGCCCTTGCGGGCGGCTGCGCCGCCCGTCGGATCACCCCGGCGCTCTGCGCCGCAAGGCCGACCGGCCGCCCGCGCTGATGCGCGGCCCGACCGAGCGGACGCGAGGAAGGACCAGCAAAGATGTCCTTTGACTCCCAATTCGAAGCCGCCTTCGCGCCCGCCTGGGGCGCGACCGGCGCCGAGCCCATGACCTATACCGGGCCGGGCGGTTCGCCTGTCGTGACGGAGGTTCCGGTGACTTACAACGAGGATCGCGAGGGCCTCGATGGCGGTGACGGCTATGGCAAGATGGTGGCGCGCAAGCGCACCGGCTCGGCCTTCCGCACCCGCTTTGTCGAGCAGGGCGTGAAGCCGGAGAAGAACGGCACCTTCACCCGCGAATCCGGCGCCATCCTGAAGATCGGCCAGCCCCCCGAAGGCCCCGACAGCGCCGGCGAATACCGCTTTGATTTTGGATAGGGTCAGGAACCGGCGCGAAGCGCCGCAAGGCCGACCGGCCGCCCGCAGCGTCAGCGAGGATCGCTGCGGCCCGGACGGGCCGCGCGGCGAGGCGGGCGTTAGCCCGGCTGCGCAATGATCCTGAACGCTGACGGCCTTCGCATGGAAGTCTCGGTCGCCGAGACGCTGGCGAAAGATTTCGACGTCGCTCTGGAGGATATGGCAGAGGCCGCCATGGCGGCGGCGGATGCGATCGCGGACTGGGGCAAGACCGCGCTGCGGGCCGACACGCGCAGCGCTCTTGGCTCCAAGGTCGCCAATGCCTGGCGCGACCGCGTCTATCCGCGCAAGTCGGCAAGCCTGTCGCCTGCCATCACCTGGTGGTCCAACGCGCCTCATATCGTGCGCGCCTTCTCCGAGGGCGTCACGATCCGCTCCAGTGCCGGGTTCTGGCTGGCCATCCCCACCGAGCACGCGCCCCAGTCCGGGCGCAGCTTTGGCAGTTCGGGCCGCCTGCGCCGGGGACGCCAGCACGCCATCACCGAGGCCGAGCGCCGGTATGGGCGGCTGCGCTATATCGCCGTGCCCGGCAAGAAGCTGGCCCTGCTGGTGGCCGACAAGGTCCGGAAGCGTCGCGGCAAGCGCGGCGGCTATGGCAAGGCAACGCCCGCTGCCCTGAAGCGCGGCGATTTTGAAGACGGTGTCGTGATGTTCGTGCTCGTGCCGCAAGTGACCCTGCCCAAGAACATCGATCCGGGCGCCATCGCCGAGCGCATTGGCCGCGAAGGCGTCGAACGCTTTGGCCGCGCCCTGCGCGACATCGCCGAGCGAAGATTCGGGAGTGGTTAGAGCGCTCGCGGGCCACGCTGCAGCTTTACCCGGTGCGAAGCGCCGCAAGGCCGACCGGCCGCCCGCGCTTGTGCGCGGAGCCGACGGCCCGGACGGGCCGCAGGACAGGAAAAAATGACCAGTACTTACACACAGGTTGAGGCGGCGCTGTTTGCGCTGCTCGCCACGGCGCTTGCGACCGTGACGGGCGCGCCGGTGCTCGAGCTGGATGAGCCGCGCCTCGCGGATCCCGCCGAGGTGGATGATGCCGGGGATGTGGAGAACCGCTTTCGCGCCGTACTCATGCCGGGCCGCATCGACCGATCCGAGCAGCAGCTGGTCAACCCGCCGCCCTGGCAGCTGGTAACGACGTTCCGCGTTGGCCTGCACGGGCTTGGATCAAAGGATGCGGAGCGCCGCGCCCTCGTTCGCGCCATGGCAAGCGCTCTGGCGACCGCCATCGACACCGACTTCACCCTTGATGGCGCGGCCAGCTACGCCACCACAGAAAGCCTCGACACCGACACGGCCAAGGAGGCCGGCTTCGCGCCGGAAAACCTGCTCGACCTGCAGATCAAGGTGGAGTGGGACAGCCCCACATCCGCTGGCTGATGAAACCGGCGGCGCAGCCGCCGCAAGGGCGATCGCTTGCCCGGACCCCGTACACAGTCCGGGGAAGGAAGCGAGGCCCGAACGGGCCGAAGCACTAGAAAAAGGAGACTCCCATGACCGCCAAGAAAACCACGAAGCCGGCCGACAAGGCCGAAGACGCCGGCCTGCCGCTGGCTGATCAGCCGAAGGCGGAAGCGCCTGCCGCCGATCAGAGCGCCGAACAGCGTTCGGCAGCCGGAACTGAAGCCGCCGCTGCAAAGCCCGCAGAGGCGGCGCAGCCCACCGAGGGCAAGGGCGATCCTGAAAAGCCGTCCGGCGCTGACGATGCCGCGCCCGCGCCCGATGTCCCCGCCGCAACCGGCGTCACCTCGGTCTTCCTGCTCAAGACGGGCAAGCTGGGCGCAGAGGGCGCCGTCGTGCGCGTCTCCCGCCGCAAGCTCGCAGATCTGGAGCTCACCCAGGGCGAAGACTGGGAAACCCCCACCGCCGCGCAACTGGCGGTCGGCGCCTAGAGCCGCACCCCGGCCCGCTTCGGCGGGCCGCAAGGGCGCCAAATTGTAAACCGGGCCGCCCGGACCCCGGACTTGATCCGGGGGAGGAAGCGAGGCCCGGACGGGCCGAAGCACTGGAAAAACAGCCCACGGCGCGCAGCGCCGCAAGGGCGACCGCCCGCCGGCCCTGATGGGCCGCAGCGACTGAGCGGACGCGAAGGAGAACCAGAAAAATGACCCGCAAGCTCGGCCGCGAGGCCCAAGCCCATCTGCTCGCCCAGGCTGTCACGGGCGTCGCGGCGGCAGGCGATTACAACCCGCTGCTGTATTACAGCCTGACCCCCAACCGGGCGAAGCCGAAAGAGAGCGATCCCCTCATCGGGCGCGCCCTCCACAACGTGCTGGACGCGCAGGAACCCGCTGACGGGCTGGTGACCGCCAGTCTCGATCTGGTGACGCCGCTCTGCTTCAACCATATGGGCCTGCTTCTGCCGCTCCTGTTCAATACCGTCGCGCCCACCGGGGCGGGGCCCTATGTCCACGCCTATACATCGGGGCAGCGCGAGACCGCCGGTGCGTCCATTGTCTGGAAAGAAGACGATGACTGGGAGCAGGCCAATACCTGGGTGCCCCAGTCCATGGAGCTGGCCTTCGCTCAGGAGTCCGGGCGCCGTCAGGTCCGCTGGTCCGGCCCGTGCTCCAACATCCTGCCCGTGGCCAGCGACCCCACCGGCACGCCGGCGACCATCGCCGAGTCCATCATGCCGGCCGGTCCGGGCTGTATCATCCGCAAGGATGGCACGGTCGTGGCGCGGGTGTCTGCCGGCACGGCGCGCTTCACCCGCACGCTGGAACCGTTCCGTCCGGCGGGTAATGCTGAAAGCGTGGCCACCGAGTTCACGCCCGATGTGGGAAGCCGCTTTGAGGGCGATTTCACCATGCGGGTCGTGGACAACACCTTCCGCGATTTCGCCAATGACGGCGGCGTTGATGCGTTCGAGTTTGAATACGCCCTGAGCGCCGGCGCCAAGCTGGTCATCGCCCTGCCTGCAGTGCGGTTTGAACCCACCAAGCGCGCGGTGAACGGTCAGGGCCTGCGCGATGAGAACTTCCGCTGGATGGCCGAGCAGACGGCGTTGGCGGCGGGCGCCACGCTCACCCTTACCAACGCCACCGCCACCTACATAGTGGAGACCTAGATGCTGCGCCTGAATATCTCCGCCGAGCCGGAGCGGCTGGCGCTGGCGGGCGGGGCGGCCATCATCATGGACCCGCCCACCACGGCGGCCTTCTATGCCGCCCAGGAGATGGCCCGCGCCCGCCTGCCGGGCCGCGACGACAAGGAGAAGGAGCCCGCCTACCTCAAGCGGGTAAAGCCGGTCCTCAAGGCCTATGGCGTGGACGCCTTCTATGGCCGCATGCCGCGCGAGACCGCCGAGAGGGCGCTTTTCGTCGCCATGCTCTATGGCTGCCTCGCTGAAGTGCTGATCCGCGACTGGGAGGGGATCGGCGATGACACCGGCGCGCCGGTCCCGGTGACAATCCCCAATGTCCAGGCGGCCATGCGCTCGCCGCTGATCGGGCCGCCCGTGCGCGACCGGATCGAAGCCAGCATCGGGGCGGTGATTCACGAGGGAAACGCATCCGCGCCGCCGTCGCCCACTGGTGGGGAGGCGGCGCACAAGACTGCAGGAATTGCGCCAGCCTCGGCGAAGCCTGCAGCAAGGGCGGGCGCAGCCCGCACCCCGAAGACGGGCAGCTCCGCCTCTGCCCGCAAGTCGAACACGCGCCCGAAAGCTTCGAAGGCCAGCAAGTCCTGACGCTGGTCCGCTCGGGCCTGTGCCTGCGCCACGGCCTCATGGGCGTGGCCGGCCTCGACCACGCCGAAGCCCGCGCCCGCCTCTCCAGCGTGCCCGGCCTGGTCGCCGCCCACCTGCTGGACGAAGCCGAAGCCGGGCTTCTAAAGGGGCTGGCGGCGCAGCGTGAGGATGGGGATTAGCGTGGGTGTCTCCATGCGCTCGCGGGCTGACGCCCGCTCCGCCGCGCAGGCCCTCCGGCCTGCAGCCTTCCGCGCATAAAGCGCGGGCGCGCAGTCGCGCTAGCGGCCCACTGACGCGGGCCGGGCACGGACCATCAAACCCCTCGGCGGCGCAGCCGCCGCAAGGGCGACCGCCCGCCCGCAGCGAGCCGGACTTGCTCCGGCGCAGTGAGGAAGCAAGCCCGCGGACGCGGGCGCGCAGCCTGAAAAATACTGCACGCGAAGGAGGATTGAAACAGATGGCTTCACGCAATGCCGGCTCTGTCGTCATCCGCCTTGATCTGCGCGGGCAGGAAGAGATGAAGCGCCAGCTTGATGAGCTGGGACCGGCGGGCAAGCGCCTGGGCCGCGATCTTGAGAACGCCATGAAGCCGGTGGGCACTCAGGGCAAGATCGTCAAGGGCGCCATGAACGAAGCTGGCCAGGCGGTGGAAGGTCTGGCTCGCCAGGCCGGCCCGCTGGGCTCTGTCTTTCTCGGCTTGAACCCGATCCTCACTGGCATTGGCATTGCTGTTGGCGCGCTGGCGCTGGCGGTGCGCGAGGTGTTCGTGCTTATGGATCGCAGCCGCGAGACGGCCGAGTTCGCCGCTGGGCTGGAGACCGTCTCCCGCGAGGCCGGGATCGCCACGGACGAGGTGCTGGGATTCCGCACGGCTTTGCAGCTCGCCGATGGCGACGCGGCAGCGGCGGATTCGTCCCTGAAGAAATTCTCCGAGCGGCTGGGCGAGTTTCGCAATACCGGCCAGGGCGAGGGCAAAGACGCCTTCGCCGTGCTGGGCCTGACCGGCCCGGAGTTTGACCGTCTGCCTGTGGAAGACGCGCTCGACCGGGTGCTGGAGCAGCTGGCCCGGATCGAGGACCCGTCGCGGCGCCTGTCGCTGGCCGAGATGCTGGGCCTGGGCGATGCGGCCCCGCTGCTACAGCGGGCCGGCGATGATATCGCGCGGATCCGCACCGAGGCTGACGCGATCAATGCGGCTTTCACCGAAGGCACGCTGGCTGAGTTTGCGGCTGCGGCCGAGACGATCCGCCTGGCTCAGGCCCGCGCCGAGCGGGCGCGCCAGCTGCAAAGCCTGGCTACGCTGGACGCCGAAGTGGCCCGTCAGGAAGCCATTGCCGGGTTTGAAAACCGGAAGGCTGCGCTGCTGGCGGAGCGAATTCCAGTGGAGGAGCGCTCCCTTGAGCTTTTAGGCCTGCAGCGCATTGAGCTGGAAACCCAGCTTGAGCGTCTGGAGCGCGCCTGGGAGGGCGACCGCACCGCCGCCGCCTTCCTGCCGGTCGTTCGCCGTGAGCTGGAGACAATCACGGGCTGGTATCAGCGCCGCGCCGAAGAAGCCGAGCGTGCCGCCGAGGCCGAAGAGCGCATGGCGGCCCTGACCGCCCGTGCCGAGCGCGATCTCGCCAACAGCTTTGTGGCCGCCCCCGCCGCCGACCCCGCCACCAACCTCACCCTGGAACGCCGCCGTGAGCTTGAAGCCCTGGTGGAGGCCCAGCTGCGCAGCCTCATGACGCCGCTTGAACGTGTGGCGGTGCTGGAAGCCGACCTGCGCCTCGCGCGTGCGGCCGGGTTCGAGATCACCGAAGCCCAGATCGAACAGATCCTCACCGAAGCCCGCGCCCGTGAGGGTCTGGTCTCCGGGCTGGGGGATGAGCTGGCGGCCCGCCAGGCCATTCTGGACGCCGGCGCGGTCGTGCCGCGCCTGCGCCCGGCCAAGCGCGGCTCAGGCGTCCTGGACGGGCTGGAAGATCCCGCTGCGGCCAAGTTCAAGGTGCAGCAGGATCAGGCCGCCGAGGCCGGGCAGGTGCTGGAGGCGGCCATCGAGCGCGATCGCGCGGCGCTGGCGTCGGGCGTGGCGCGCTTTGCGGCGGACGGCTTCCGCGCCGGGATGACGCGCGGCCTGGATGGTGCGCTTGGGACCATGCGCGATCGCCTCTCGGACATGCTGATGGATGTGTTCTTCAATTCCATGCGCAACGGCATGATGAATGCGCTGAACGGCCTGAGTGTCGGCTCGGGCGGGCTGGGCGGCCTCGTGCGCGGGGCCGCTGGCCTGTTCGGTCTCAGCATTGGCGGCGGCGCGGCGGGTGGGGCTGCAGGGTTCGTGCCTGGACCCGGCGTCAAGACGCCCGGCCTTGATGGCGGCGGTGATCTGCTCATTGGCGGGCGCGGCATGGACCGCAGCCTCCTGTCCATTGACGGCTCCCCCGTGGCCCGCGTCGGCGCGGAAGAGCGCGTGCGCGTGGTGCCGCGCGGCGGTGAGGGGGCGCGGCCTGCCGTTCACCAGCATTTCCACATGCATGCGGAGGGGGCGGTGATGACGTCTGAACTGATGGCCAGCCTGCAGGCGCAAGCCAATGACACCGCGGCTGTCGCCGTGGCCGAATCTGTCGATATCGCCGACGCGCGGGCCGCCAGGCGCGCTAAGCGCTCGCGCTATGCTCTGGGGCGTGGCTGATGGCGATCCTTCTGCCGGGCGATGATTGCAAGGGGTTCAATCCTGTCATCATCCCCAGGCCGACTCGCGCCATTTCGGCTTTCGGGACAGGGCGCCGCCGCTTTTACCGGCTGGGCCGGCACTGGCGGTTCACCGTGATGCTGCGCAAGATTCCTGATCACCGGGTCGAAGACTGGCTGGATCTGGAACGCGATGACGATGAGCATCTCTGGCCGATCCCTCAGGGCTTCTCCACCGCCGGCGCGGGCACGCCGCGCGTAAACGGCGGCGGCCAGCTGGGCATGACGCTGAACACCGATGGCTGGACAGCCGGTTACACCATCGCCAAGGGGCGCTGGCTGCCCGTGATCACCGGCGCGCGCCGCTATCTCTACCGCACCCGCGCCGCCGTCACCGCCAGCGGCGCCGGCGTGGCCGCCCTGCCGCTCAGCCTGCCGCTGCGCGTCGCGCCTGCAAATGATGATCTCATCGAAGCTGACGCGCCCAAGATCGAAGGCCTGGTGGATTTTGAAGGCTTCAAGATCACGCAAGGCTTCGCCGCCCCCACAAGCTTTATCATCACGGAGCAAGGCTGATGGACGCCATTGAAATCGCCGGCTGGCAGACCTCGAACCCGCACGCCTTTCTGGCGATCCGGCTTGAGCTGCCCGGCGAGACACTGCGCCTGACCTCGGGCGGCACGGTGGTGTTCGGCGGCGAAACCTTCCTGCCCGAACATCCGGAGTTCGGCCTGTTCAGCACGCTCGGTGCATTTGAGGACGGCGATGTGGACGCCGCCACCAGCCCGGATATCGGGTTTGAGCCGTTCACCGATACCGGGTTTGCCGATCTCACAGCGAGCGCCGCGCAGGGCTCGCCCTTCACCGTCTGGTGGGGGCTTGTGGATCCGGCTACGGGCGCTGTTCTGGGCGCGCCGCCCGCCTATGCCCATGGATATCTCAACGTCTCCATGCCGTCCTTTGGCGTGGGCGCACGCCCGCTGACGCTCTCGACCTATACCGAAGAGCAATTCCAGCTGATCTTTGAGGGCGTGACCCTTGGTGATCACAGCGTCATCGCGCGCACCATGCCGGACACCACCCGCAAGATTTACTGGCGCGCCAGCGAGCCCTATCCGGCCGGGGGCTATGGCGGCGGCGGGGGCGGCATCATAGGCGGCAATGACGGCGGCCAGTTCGTGCAAACTTTCTAGGCGCACCCAATGGCAAAACCGACCCTTCCCCCGCTCGTCGCGCGCGAGCGGGTTGTCCGCGCCTGCGTGGCGCGCTTTCGCGAAAAAAAGCGCCAGTATGGCAGCGTGGATTGCGTCAAGAGCACGGTCTTTGTCCTGCGCAAGGCGGGCGTAAAAATCCCCTTCCTGAAGGGCAAGACCTATGGCTCGCGCGCGACGGCGAAGGCGATCCTTGAGCAGACTGGCTGCGCCACGCTGGTGGACTGCATGGACGCGCTGGGCCTCACGCGCATCGCGCCGCTCGCCACATTGCCGGGCGATATCATCGCGCTGCCCGTGCCCGAGGGTGACCCGTTTGGCGCCAGCCTTCTGATCGTTCACACGGCGGGCGCCCATCGCGTCTTCGGCTTTGATCCGCAAGACAGCCGGTTCCGCGTTGGCGTGCCGGAGCTGGCCGCCTGCCTCGCCGCCTGGAGAGTGCCCCATGGCTGATCCGATCAGTGCAGTTTTTGCCGCCATTGGAAGCGCAATCGCGAGCGCCACGGCGGCCACTGCCAGCGGGCTGATTGCGCTTGGCGTCGGCGCCGGCGCGGCGAAGGCGATTGCCAGCTTCGTCATCCCGACCCTGATCAGCGCGGCGCTGTCCATTGGCGCCGCGGCTCTGCTCGCCCCGGATGTAAACCGGGAGGGCAGTCCCACCGACTGGCGGCCTGACCCGAATGCCGGGATTCCCGTGGTGCTGGGCCGTGCGGCGGTTGCCGGCCGCCTCATCCACATGGATGAGCACGGGCCGGACAATCGCTATGTAACAGCTGTGAACCTGTTGTCCGCTGGCCCGATCGATGCGCTCGAGAGCTTTCGCGCCGACCGGGTGCCGGTGAGTTTCAGCGGGACGGGCGCCACCAGTCCGGCCGAGTTCGCCGACAGGATGTGGCTCTCTACTGCGCTGGGTTCACGGACCCAGACCACGGCCCTGTCCATTGGAAGCCTGCCCCATGGCGAGCCAAGCTTTGCCGGCTGGGACGCAAACTCCATCCTGCCGGGCCTCGCCCACACCCTCTGGACGCTTTATCACGACAGCAAGAGCTATCCGGGTGGAATGCCGGTGCCGCAGCACATTGTGCGCGGGGCCAAAATCTATGATCCGCGCAAGGACTCCACCTATCCCGGCGGCGCGGGCGCACACCGCCTTGATGACCCGGAGACGTGGGAATTCAGCAAGAATCCCGGCCTCCACGCTATCGGCTGGGCGCTGGCCCACACCGTCATCGATCCCAACACCGGCAAGGTGTTCCGCCTTGGCATCGGGGCCAGCCCGTCCGGGCTGAACTGGCCCGCCTTTGTTGAGCTGGCCAATGTCTGCGACGCCAATGGCTGGGACGTCTCGGCGGTCCCCACGTCCAGGGACAACCCCCACCAGGTCCTCAAGGCGATCCTGCAGGCCGGCGGCGCGCGCTATGACAGCCTGGCGGGCAAGATCAGCTGCGTCGCGCGCACCCCGCGCACCAGCGTCGTCACGGTGTCGGCGGCGGATACCGCCGGCCCGTTCGAGATCGAGGTCAATGCCGACCGGCTGACAAGGCGCAACACGATCACCCCGCGCTGCGTGCAGGAAGACCACAACTGGCAGATGACGCCGCAGGATGTGGTGAGCGTCACCGAATACGTCACCGCCGATGGCGGCGCGCTCGCCCAGCCCCTGGACTTTCCCTATGTGGCCGTGGCGCCGGGCTCGGCGAACGTGAAGCAGCCCCGCCAGCTGGCCGCCTATGCCATGCTGGACAGCCGCGAAAGCCTTGTCGGCACGGCGCCCTTCCTGCCTCACATGGCCCAGCTGCAGCCGGGCGATGTGTTCACCGTGGACGACCCCGGCCTCCTTCTGGCCGGCGTGGAGCTGCTGGTTGTGAAGCGCGACATCGATGCGCCGAACAATATCGTGCAGATCACCTTTATCAGCGAGAGCGCGGGCAAGCATGATTTTGCCCTGGGCCGGACCAACACGCCGCCCACGCCGCCGGGCCTGACGGCGCCGGACATCCGCGCCGTGCCTGCGCCGTCTGCGGCGATCTTTTCCGCAACGCCGGGTGCGGGCCGCCAGCCCTCCATCACGCTCACGGCGTCCAATATTGATGCGGCGCATCGCGGCTATCTGGTGGAGCTGCGCCGCACCACCGACCTGGCCGGCGACCCGATCAGCTATCCCGACAACGATACAGGCTGGGAGGTCTATGGCGAATACGACATCGCCACCGAGCAGGTCATCATTACCGGCCTTGAGCCCGCCACCGGCTACCAGATCGCGATCCGCTATGTAAGCGAATACCGGATCCTCGGTGAGCGCCGCATCCTGACGACGATCACCACCGGCGCCATGGTCGCCAGCGACAGCGCTGCGGTGGGCGACCTGATCGATAGCGAAGAGTTTGTCGCAGAGGGGATTTTGCGCCTGTCAAAGGCGCTGGCGGAGCTTCGCAACTGGCTTGATGACGAAGTTTATCTCGAAGGCCAGCCCGTCACCGCCAAGGTGATCGAAGAGCGCGAAGAGCGCGAGACGGAAAGCGCGGCGGTTCTTGATGCGGCTGAGGCTGGTGATGCAGCCGTCGCTGCGCGCGTGCGCCGTCTGTCGGCCCCGTCCGAAAACCTGATTGCGGACACCTGGAACAGGGCTGGGGGGTCTCAGGACTGGCGCGATCAGACCGGCGCCCCGGCGCAGATCGTGCCCAAGACAGGCTTCGCGGCGCTGCGCGCCTACCACACCGCGACGGGGGCAGGGCAGGGTCTCCAGCTTGTCCATCTGCCGCGCAAGCGTGTTGAGGCGGGCGAGGTCTATGAGGTCTCCGCCAGGCTCACGGTCTCCGGCACAGCCTCTGCGCCCAAGCTGAAGCTGGCCATCTACGCCACGCAGGATGGCGCCACGCCGTCAGCCACCCTGGCTGTGGAGTTGGACAGCGGTGTGCGCGACGGCAGCGCCAGCGTAACCATTCCGGCTGGCGGCGGCTGGGCTCGCTTTGAGGCTGAAAGTATCAGCACAGGCGCGGGCGCCGGGGCGTTCGAGCTTGAGGGTTCGCTCTGGCGTCTGGCGGATACCGGGCAGTCAGCCATCAGCGCGGCGCCCAGCAAGGAGGATCCGAGCCTCGCCTTCATCAAGCAGGTGCAGGCGGTCACATCGACCATTGCCGTGCAGAGCGACCGGCTGCGCGTGGCTAATACACACGCCCTTGCAGAGATCCGCAACATCGTCGTGGCGCAGCTGGGCGACCAGTCCGCGCTCGTCTCTCAGGTGGAAACGCTTGAGGCCAGCGTTGGCACGCTCAGCGCGACGCTGACCACGCTGCAGGAGACCGTTGCCGGCGTGGTCGAGGAAGCGGTTCTGATCGAGCGGCTTCAGGTCGGCACGGTGCTTAACCGCATCCGCGATCCGCTCTTTGACCGCGGCTCCGAGGACTTCATCACCGACTCTGCTCCGCCCGTGCTGGTGAAGGAAGGCGGTACGCGCCATCTGCGCATCGAGCGCACGGCGGGCGCCGCAGGCGATTCCGGGTTTATCGAGCACATGCCTGCGATCCGGGTCTATGAAGGCCAGAGCCTTGAATGGTCGCCGCGCGCCCGGCTTGGCGGCGTGGCGTCATCGGCAAGCCTTCGCCTGCGCTTCACTGATCTGGACGGGAATGCCGTCTCGACGCTCACCGGCGCAGCCATTACCGGCGCAGGCTGGCAAACCAGTCCGGCTTTCTTGACGGCACCAGAGGACGGCTACGTCTATCCGCGCATCGTGGCGGTGGCGTCCGGCGCCGGGGCGCTCACACTGGATATGGACGAACCGCAACTGCTCGGCGCGCTGGCCGGTCAGACGGTACGCTCGAATTTCGAGCGCGCTCGCTCCCCAGTGGCGGCAGAGCTTCTGGACAGCCGGATTGCATCGGCCCGCGAGGTCGCGCGACAGGAGCGGCTACAGCTGAACGCCGGTAACGCCCAGGCGCGGATCACCGAAGAAACCAGCGTGCGCCAGACCGAAACGTCGGCGCTGGCGCTAAAGGACACCCAGCTTGAGGCGTCTATCGAAAGCGTCTCCGACGATCTGGCGACCAACTACGCCACAGCGGCGGCGATCAGCGCGACCTATTTGACGCAAGCCGAGACTGACAGCTCCATCGCGGCGTTCAATCTCGGCCTTAACGCGACGTTTTCCAGCCTCGCTTTGGACGTGGACGGGATCGAAACGGATCTGGCCACCAACTATCTGACGACGGCCCAGGCCAATCTCGCCTTTACGACGCTGGCTGAAGTCGACGCGGCGATCTCGGCGTTCAATCTCGGCCTTAACGCGACGTTTTCCAGCCTCGCTTTGGACGTGGCCGGGATCGAAACGGATCTGGCCACCAACTATCTGACGACGGCCCAGGCCAATCTCGCCTTTACGACGCTGGCTGAAGTCGACGCGGCGATCTCGGCCTTTGATCTTTCGCTGAACTCGACCTTTGGCACCCTGTCCTCATCGGTTGATCTGAACGCAGCGGCCATCACCGACCTTGAGGGTGCGGTGGCGGGTTTCTCCATCGTGGTGGCGGCAGACGGGTCAACGCCCGCGATCGTGGAGCTGACCTCCGGTGTGGGCGGCTCTGCTGTCGCGCTCAAGGCGGACAGGATTTATCTGGGCGACGTCCAGATCTTCACCGAGGACGGAGCGAGCATCCTGCTGGCCGATAACGTTGTGGCCAGCAACGTCGCGGCGGACACCATTACAGCCCGAGAAATCGTCTCAGCCTCTCTCGGCGTCCGGAAAAAGGTCGAGGGATCTGATCACCTCATTATTCCGTATGGCACCTACGCCACGGGCGCAGACGCTCATGCCGCCTATGACAGCATAGATTTCAAATCCCCCAACCAGGTCGCGAACCCTGGCGACGAAATAGAGCTTGAGTGGCAATGCTACATCGAAGCGACAGCCCGGATATTCAATCACCACTACTTTCAAGTGAGAATTTATCGGGAGGTCAATAATAGCGCAGTGGCTACGGGCGCCGGAGTCGTTGAACTACAGCAGGAATATATCAGTCATTACGGCGTTTCCGGCAATGCGTCGGACGCCCGCATGCCCGTTCCCTACCTCTCCCAGATCAGGAGCACAGACACGGTTCCCGCAGGCGTCTCGGCTGGCTCGGACGTGCGCTATCACGTCCAGGTCCTGCCAGTAAACATGAACGGACCCTTCTCAGCGTTTGAGGGGTGGAACGACGACTATGGCCAACGGTCGCTGATCGCACAAAGATACCGCTTTTCCGCCCTGCTTTTCTCAGACGCAATCGGCACATAGGAGCGCCCCATGGCCACTGTCCCGAATAGAGCCATCTTCTTTACCGCGTGGACGGACACCACGACCGCAGAGTATTTTCCGCTGAACACCAATGCGCTGATCACCGACCAGGCGCAGCTCAACCGGATCGATGCGGCGAGCGTGGCGTGGCTGGACCCGACGTTTGATCCGGCGAGCCCGGTTCCCATTGGTGAAAGCGAATCAAGCACGGGCCGCTTCACGCTGCTCAGAGCGACCCTGTTCCAGGCCATCTCACAGGGTTCAGCGGCGGAGCCGGTCTATTCGCGCATCGGTGATCTGAACACCGGGGTTTATTTTCCCGGTGACGATCAGATCGGGATCACAACTGCCGGGGCCTTGCGCCTTGTGGTGGACCAGCTGGGCCGTCACGGTATTGGCACGCCAACGCCGGCGGCGCGCGTCCACATCAATGTCGCGACGGCAGCCACCGAAGCCTTGCGGATCAGCAATAGCGCTGACGCAGCCCGGATCCACATACGGCCCGGCAGTATTGAGGCTCATAACGCAAGTCTGGAGCTTACAGCAATGGACGCCTTTCCGTTGTCCCTCAAGACCCTGAACATACAGCGGGCGCTTATCACGTCCGCCGGCTCCACCGTGTTTGGTGCCGGCACGCCCGACTACTTCTTTCACATCAA